CAAGGTTTTTTGAATAGAATGTTTTGTCATCATTCATTTCAAATCCTAATTCTTCCATTCTAGCCAAATAATCACTTATTTGTGTCGAATGCCACTTGGAGATAAGGTCATCTCCAAATATGCAACATGAGTTTGAACCTCGTGCTGCGAAGAAATGCAATATACACAGTATTGGGAATGATAGCCTCAATCCCATTTGAGTTCCTCTCGAAACTGCGTACTTTGACTTCAGATATTTTCCATCTTCTTTTTCAATAACTGATTGACTGAAAGGGATAAGACCCTGTTCAGCTAATCTACGTGATTTTTCGGAAGTGACTGTTTCTTCTAAGTAACAGTACTTTCCTGTGAGATCATCCTTGGCAGATTCCATGCCAATTACCCAGGGCTTTTGATAGCCGTCTGTGTAACTTATAGTACCGTCCGGGTTGTAGATGGGCTCTTCTACTTCCCATGGACTTGTATAATAAGGGATTTGTTTTAAGAAATCATAAGCATCTGGATTTTCTCTATCGATCATCCAGTAGCATTCTACCCCATTGTCCGTTTCGTACACCTTAATGATTCCCATTTTAGGTTGTATGGTCGGGTCGTAGGGGATTCCTACAATTGAATCTCCAATTACTGATGAAGTCCTAGTGTCGAATGTCACTCCCTGAGCGAAATCGACTCTAGCTGGCTTTCTCAATAATCTTTTGTATGAATATTTCACTTTGTCCTCCACTTCGATGTAACGACGCCCGTGATCATCGACAGTTAAAAGGGCAAACTCACGCTCAATACCAGTTATATTGAGCAAATCACATAACTCCTCCACAACGATCCTTGCGTATCTTGGATCGATGTAATCCGTAGAATCCTTGCAATCAGATTCATAAATGTTAACATTATGTGAATCTGGTGTTCGAGATATTCTACGTTTGACTTCAGATAGACCAATAAGTTTTTGGTCTTGACTAAGCTTCCTTAAAAAGAAACCCTCTCGAATACCGGGGATTTCTCTTAAAAATTCATTACATTTGTTGTGTGCTATAGAAAGTATAGACGCAGCAAATGCAGTTGTCTTAGTAACAATCCTGAATTTTCCACCTCTTTCGGGGATCACTTCAGGAATTAATGGTATTTCGTACGGATGTTGCTGAGCAGTCATCAATACTTCGTACCACCAATCGTCACGTGTACATTTCTGGATTTTGTCATACGAGCCCTTTGCCGTAGATTCAATGCTTTCAGTTGAATCTAGGCTTGTTAGGGGTGTTGTATATTCAAATCGTCGAATTTGTTCAAAATTAAAAATAGAAGACAGGATGTCTACGTCTAATGAAATACGATCGAGTTCATCTTCAGCGCAAGAATCGTAAAGAACTTTGTTCACGAAGAGATTGTCATCACTCTCGATGACACTTCTCTTCTCGATCTTGCAACTTAGCGTTTTTGCTTCTAATTCAAATAGGTTCCAATCTACTTGAGTTCGTTGCAAATCCGCCGCGAGTTTTGATGCGTATAGTAAGACGTGGTTCTCATCTAACAGGGTTTCCGATAGTTTCAACGTGTCTTTCGGTCTTGTTAGAATGCGAGGAATTTCATTTTCACTTTCCTTAGGTTCTGTGTCATGTATCTCCTGTAGAACGGGATAAGTCGGGTTTCGACTTTTGATATAGACACCAGATACTAAGTCTGGTGGGATTTTACAGTCCCTCGTCACATTTTCTTCTATTTCTTCTTTTGATAGTCCTCTCCGCTTGAGAACTTTTTGTCTAAAGTATTCATAGGCGCCACCATCTTTTCTGGTCATTTCAATACAGCCACCTATATTGAATTCAGGTCGGGTAATCTCCCTGATACGAGCCATTTTCGATGAGTTGACGTGTTTACTCAATCCTTTAATGAATTCTCGCAACTCTTTGCCAAGGGTTGGTTTGAATTGATTAATTGTGTCGTAGGTCTTACGTCTAGTCGAATATACAGTTATATCTCGACTATTTGTTTCAGGTGTTCCGAAATCATTATGGAGCGTGACGGGTATTTGTTTATACCCAACACGATCCATGAAGCCTATGATTTCTTCTTCACATGATTGCCGTAAGGGCCACGCACGGTTTATTGATGTAAATAACATTCTATTTCTGAATTTTCGGGTATATCTTTGGTGAGATGATTTCAAAGGAGTCATTCCTCTCACCATTCTATTCATAGAATGTCCAAAGGATTTGATATGTTTCAGGAAAATCTTGTAATCTAGTGCGAAAATGGTCTTCTTACCACCATTAACTAAGGCTTTAGTTAGAGCACCAAACACAAGGTTTAAGCTTTTTAGAAAATATTCAAATCCATCCAGTGAGCATACAAAGTTGTAGAACAGGACTGTGTGTAAACAGTCCCGGACGTATTTTATATCTCTACTGGGTAATAGGAGGGGTCGTTGGTTTAGATTAGAGACAACGGTTTTAATCGATTGTTCTATCTCTATCGGGTTGGCTATTATAGTAGGATGTCTATAATAGTGTCCGACTGATGGGGAGACCATTAGATTAACAAGATTGTTAATTAATGTGTTATCAACTCCAACACCAGATCGTCTAAAGTACTTCTCGCGCAGTACACACCCTCTTTCGATAATTCGAGGGTCTGCGTGGTAGATGTCACGATCCTGTACACGTAATATAAGGTCAATCAAGAGTAAAATCTTGTATACAGAACCGGGGGTAATTGAACGGAAATAGTCTGAATGGACATTTTCGATTAATATGCTTCGTAATAGGGG